TCTGCAGAATCCCGTCGATGATCGATTGGAGCAGCTGCGTGCCCATCTCCAGAATTCGCGGCAGTGCCTGCAGAAATCCGTTCATGAAGGTTTGGATGATCTGCGGGAGCGCGGAGATCAGGACCGGGAGTGCAGCGAAGATGCCGTCGACGAGGCCCTGCAGGAGCTGGAGGCCGGATTCGATCAGCATCGGAGCATTCTCCACAAGCGCTGTCGTGATCGCAGTGAGCATCTGAGCCACAGCAGGCAGGAGCACCGGGAGAGCGTCAGACAATCCCTTGACGAGCGCGGGGACGATCTTCCCGAAGGCATTCGAGAGCTGAGGCATCGACTGGGTGATGGCATTGATGACCATCGTCACGACGTTAGTGCCGGTCGCGAGAGCCTCGGGCAGTGCTTGAGCGATCTTTTCACCATAGAGTGCGATCTGCCCTGGCAGCGCTTGTAGGGTTGTGCTGATCTGGCCGATCAGCTCGACGCCTCCCTGCTGCACGATCGCGCCGATACCCGCGAAAGCAGCGGCTGCTAGGCCACCGAAAGACAGGAATTTCAGCATCCGACCGGGAGCAAAAAGCCCGCCGAGCTTACCGAGCGACTGGCTCGCCTTCGGCGCGAGGCCCGACAGCTTCTCTCCGAATCCGTCAAAAGCAGCGCCAAGAGGCGCAAACGCTCCGCGCACACGCGCGCCAATCGGTGCCAGAGGGCCGACGATCTTATCGCCGATTGACGACGCGACCCCACCGATCCGGGAGACCGCAGGTGCCATCCGCTCGGCGATGCCCTCAAAGCCACGGCCCACGAAAGACGCCGACTGCGAGACCGTACCTTTAAGCACGCCCATGCCGGAGCTGAGCTTCCCATTAGCCGCCGAGAGTGCAGAGCCGAGGCGCGTGCCCCCAAACAGAGTGTCAAAGAAGCCATCGGATACGCCGGTCAGCTCAAAGCGAGCCGCCGAGACTCGCTTCGACATTTGCCCAAAAGCCCCAGTCACTTCGCCGGGGAGATTCTTGAGTGAGGCTAGAGACTTGCCCGCTTCGGGCATCCCCTTTGCGAAATCGACCACAGACCCGGAGGCCTTGCCCAGTGCGCCGTCGATTCCGCCGAAGAAACCAGCGATTTGCTGGAAGTTCTTCAATCCCGCGCCCGCAGCGAGCATCGCTCCGAAGCCGCCAGTGACGGCCTCGAGCTGGCCCTTAAGGGACTTAATGTTGGTTTCGCCGCTCTTGACCGAGTCAGCGAGGCGCTGGATCCAGCCCGCAGCGCTCTGCGCTGCAGGAGCCAACTTCTCCCCCAGCTGAGGGACAAGACCATCCGCGACCGCGTTGATCAGCTCGGTCATCGGCTTCTTGACCTCGCGCAGAGAGCCTGTCAGCTCTTTATTCAGAGAGGCCTCAAGATTGCCCCACGCGCCCTCGAACGTAGTAGCCGACTGAGCCGCCTGAATAGCGACCTCGTCGAAGCCAAGCTGCGTAATCGCCTTGTTGAAATCCTCGGCTGAGATCTTCCCCTTAGCCATCGCATCGCGGAAATCACCTGTATAAGCCCCCATATCTTTGAGGGCCTGCATGATCTTGCCCGCGCCGCCCGGGATTGCGTTGGCGATCTGGTTCCAGTCCTGCGTCATGAGGCGACCAGCCGCGTTGACTTGGACCATCGCATAGCCGAAGGCTGCAAACTCATTCTTGCCGCCGCCCGCAGCAGCGGTGAGGTTACCCGCAGCCTCGGCCAATTTGTCAAAGCCCTTGACGCCGTTCGCGGCCAGCTTCGACGTCATCGACTGGATATCCTGCAGATCATAGATCGTCTTATCCGCGTAGCTCTGCGCAGCAGCAGTCAAATCCTTAATCTTCCCCGGATCCACGCCAGCAAATCGCAGCGTGTTCTGGAATTTGTCCGTCGCATCCGAGGCTTTAATCGCCTCCGGGATGTATGCGCCGAGTGCTGCGCCGATTCCGCCGACGGCTGCAGCAGTGGCACCGAGACCAATCTTCCCGATAGTCTCCAGCGCACCGCCGACGCCGCGAGTGAGGGACTCGCCAAGGCGCGAGCCCCACGAAGAGGTGGATCCAGTGACGTCAACGCCGCCTAGCTCTTTCGCGATTTCACGCTTCATCCCATTGAATGACGGGACAACATTGAGCCATGCGCTTCCGAGATCGGCTCCGGCTTCTGCCACTGGACTCCACCCTCTCTATTTAGATTTTCACGGTTGTCTCTTCCATATCGACCGCGGTTCGCGGGAGAGACAGATATGCATCGATAGCCTCCGGAGAGACCTCCTCGACGTCCTCAGATACCTTGCGCTCGCCGACATGCGGGCGCGGAATCGGCTTCGGAGCATTCCGCCCCTTGGCCGCGTCCTTGGTCTTCGACCACAAAAGCGTCATCAAGACATCTGCTTGATGGGCTTCAAGGTGCTCGGAGATGCCCCATTCCCAATCGGGGTTGGCCGCGCGGTACGTCCACGATTCAGGCTGGCGAGCAATTACACTCGCCAGCCTGACCGCAGTCTCATAGTCGAAAGCCCTCCAAGACTTCTGGAAATAGCGGATAAAATCCGCCTCCAGCTCATCCGGATAATTGAGGACTAGTCCTGCGAAGACGGCGATTTTGGGGCAACAGCCTGCATCGCCTTCATGAAGAATTCTTGCGCTGCCTCGATTGAGACTCGACCATCTTTATTTCGCAGGGCGTCATAGATCTCGTCGCGCTTTGCCTTGGAGCCTCCGGCCAGCCGGAGCATGACCTTCGGGAAGACGAGAGGATTCCCGTCTTGGATCTCGCCGAGCTGCTCGAGAAGCTCCATGTCGTCGAATTGCTGAGGACCGAGATTGAGCTTGACGCCCTTGATCGTGTGTACTGCCATTGTGTGTACGTCTTTCTGTGTGCGGGGGATTAATCAGAAATGATGTGTGCTGGATCAGGCCGGAAGAACGCCGCCGGAGACCGACGCGATGTACTCGCGCGCAGTGGATCCGTCGATCGCAGCCGACGGATACGCGGTGATCGTGGTCTCGTAGCCGACGGCCTCGCCTGCCTTGTAAACGACGTCGCCGACCTCGGTGACCTGACCGTCGGGGATCACGATTCGCTTGACGTAGCCACCGGCCATAATCATCTCGATCACGAAGACACGGTGAGGCATATCCTTGGCGTTGTGGTCGACGGTCACGAGCTTATTCCCGGACGCGATCTTGACGTTCTCCTGGCCGTAGACTTCCTTGAGTACATCCGGGTCGAGCGACTGGATGAAAGTCATCTGGAAAGTTTCCTTGCGACCGGTGCCGACGGATAGGACGGTGTCGCCGCCCCAATCCTTGATATCCTCGACGTCCTTTTCGTTGCCATTGGTCAGACCATCCTCGGAGACATAGCCGAGTTTCACGAAAGCAGCGTTTAGCGTTGCTGCGGCGTCGGCAGGGATCGCAGTGCCGAGAGGAGCGGACGAGACCGCCCCTCCCTTCTGGGGCTTGGCCGTGGTGACGAGTCCTACTGTTTGCTGTGCCATTTGATGGTTTCCTTTCTAAAAGGGTGGAAAACTGTGTGAGAGAGGGGAGATAGGGGGATCAGAGGTGATCCCACTCTTGATCCCAACCAGACGGAGGAGGCGGAGACACATCCGCTAACGGCTGAGCCGTGTTGTAAATGACCGCATGCACGGTGAGCTGGAATCGTTGGCTCCGACTGTCGGGATCCGCGAAATCATAAAGCGAATCGACTCTTGCATCCGCGACAGCTGGATCCGAAAGCGGCCAGTCGTCGATCACGCGCGCCAGAGTCGACGCGATCCCCGCGGCATCGGCTTTCGTCGGTGCCCACGCCTGCACCGCGAATGTCGGCGTGTCTGCGAAAGCGTCGATCGTTCCGCCTGTGCGCTCGATCGTCACGAAAGAATCGTCGCGAGTCGAAGGCACTTGCGCATACACCTTGTAGGAGGTCTCTTTGTCGAGCATCTTCCTGAGTCGCTCAGTAGAGTCCATTTACAGCCTCCCTGCTCCGGTCGCCTTCAGGAGAGTGTTCTCTTTTCGGTTGCGGCGTCGTGCCTCGAAAGTCTTCGCTTTGACGACCCCGTGAGGCCGCCGTTTGCCTTGCTTGAGATCGAACTCGAAGCCCGGGCCTGCTGCCCGGGCGATCGCTTCTCCAGCGCGGACGACTGCGGGAGTCGCGAGCTCGCGCAGAGCAGCGTTATTCAGCTCGATCTTCACCTGATTACCCACAGCGCTTCACCCCTCTACGAGACGAACAGTGACCGGGCGATTCCACGCGCCGGGCACATTCTGATCTGTATACGGTTGCGGGTCGCCGACAACCTCATACATCACTCCACGGACGGCCAAACGACACGATCGCAAAGATCCTGTATAGGTCTTCGGGAAATGAAGAGTCAGACTGACCGAATCTCCATCCGCGCGCATGCCCGGCTCCAGATCCGCAGTCCCAGACGGAGCGACCAAGACATTCTCGATGGCGCTTTGTGCACGCCAGTCGACGCGCTGCACACCATACGAATCCTCAGCCCCTTTCATCGGGACGAAGAGAGTTACCCGCTCGCCCTGGATCATCGCTTCCCTCCGATCGTCTGGACCGACACGAAGCGACTCGCATGAATCCCCAGACGCTTGCGGTGGAGCCGCGTGAAAGACAGACTGCCAGCCGGGCTGGAAAGCGTGTACGACTGGCTATAAGGCCCGCCGGTCATCGTCGCTTGCGTCACTCCGGGGAGGACGCCTCCAGCCTGCTGGCGAGCCGAATAATTGACCATGTCGCACACGACGTCGGTCAAAGTGTCGGCTCGGATCTTCCCAGCAGCGCGCTCGGCGTAGACATCGATACCCGCATACGCCAGCTCGTCACGGACGATCCGCGAGGCTCGCTGGAGCTGCGCGGTGATCGTCTGCCGGTCAGACGCTGGAACCGCGCCGTACATGGCCTCGTAGTCGGCGAGGGAGGCAAACGCCTCCACAGATTGACTTTCTGGACTAGGCAATTTGCCTCCCTCCTCCTATCTACTAGCCCTCAACCGGAACCGAATCCGCGAGCGCGATTCCGTAGTCGTCGCCGAGTGCGTCGATGACGATTTGTGCGGTTGCCTCGTCGGTTTCGGCGAGGCCGTCGTGGAATTCGACGCGCGGGAAAGTGACGAGGAGTTCCGGGTGGTCCGGGCAGGTGAGTGTGGTCATTGGTGCCTTCTTAGCCATGTGATGTGTTCCTTTCTCAGCCCTGAGCCACGGTCAGGACGCCGTGAGCCTTCTCATTGCCGTAGATCAGACCCGTCTCGCAGTACAGCTGCACCTTGTCCGCGGAGCCGGTCTTTGCCAGAGGCTCTGCGAAGACGTGGCCCTTGCCGGGCACTTCGAGGAAGGCTGGCTTGAGCTGCTCGAGCGAGGCGACGACGAGTTTGTCAACCGGCATGTACCGATTGAGCATGATGTTGCAGGAGCCGAAATCGGTCTCGATCGTCTGCAGATTGACGCCGCCGACGGTGCGATCGGACTGACGGAAGTTCGCGTCCTTGATGAAGATGCGAGACAGAGCGCGCTTCAGGGTCGCGTTGACGATGATGGTGCGGGTCTCGGACTCCTGAATACCGCCAGCAGCCCACACCTTCTGCATGAGGTCAAGGACTTCGTCCTCGGTCAGCTGAGAAGCCTTGTGAGTCGAGGTCGCGGTATTGGTGGTGACCGCAGAGATCAAGCCGCGAGTCTTGCGAGGAGTCGCGTTGGTGGTGGGCTGCGCGAAGACGCCGGTGAGGAAAGACTTCTCGATGTCGCGCGCGATCTCCTTGAGCTTCTGCTCGACCTGCCACGCAAGCTCATCGGCAGGCATGGTGCCCGCGGTGACCTGCGTTGCGCCGGTGCCGGATCCGACCTGACGGGTAGCCCCGAGCTTCGTGTAGGAGACCGCGACGGCTTCCTGATGGATCTCGAGCACGTTGGACGCTGAGAAGCGAGCGCGCGCCTCGAGAGCGGTTGCGTCTGCGCCTTCGGTGCGCTGACGAGTAGCATCCGCGTCGCGCAGGTCATAACCTTCCCACGTGAAGACCGTGGAGCCGACGGATTCGCCGCCGGTGAGTCCGCCGATCGCGGAAAGCAGCGGCGTATCCTCGGGAGACGCGCTGAAAAGCTCGCCGACGTAGTTCGGGCAATTGTAGGTTGTCGCCATTTCGGAAATGGTTGCCATGAAAGGAACTCCTTAAAGAAGAGAGTGTGTTGATGGGATGGTTAGGAGCGTCCGAGCTGCGCGAGCTTGATCGCCTTGAGCCGGGACGACTCCTTGAAATCTCCGGCCTTCTGCGCAGCGAGAATCTGGTCGTCGATCGACAAATTCGCCGGGCGCGCAGGGAAAGCCCCTGCACCGGAGTCTGAGAGCTTCGGAACCACAGGCGCGGCAGTTTCGCCGCGCCATTCTGCGAGGCGCTTCGCGTAATCCGCGATCTCCTCGTCCGTATCTCCGCGGATCAAATCAGCGGGCACGCCGTATTCGGAAGCGGCGGCTGCGATCTTTTCGGCGCGCTCGGCAGCACGCTGGAGATCTGTGACCTGAGCGCGCAGATCCTCGATCGTCACGTCCTTGCCGTTGATCGCGTCGGTCAGTGATTCGACCTGCTTGCGGTCGGCCTTGGCTCGGCGCTCCCACTGTCGGGCGTGAGCTTTCCAGTCTTCTTCGGGAGCTTCGGCGTCGGCTGTCGGTGCTTCTGCCGAGGCCTCGGCCTCAGCCTTCGCAGCGGTTTCCGTAGAGTCGGACTGCTTAGATTCAGCAGCGTCGGAGGCTGCCTGCGCAGCTTCGACAGTCTTTTTATCAGCAGGTCCCTGTGCGGTGGTTCCTACGAACATTTTGGTTTTCCTTCCATGCGGATGGGTATAAGAAAACCCGCTCCTATGCAGGTGCGGGTGGCATGAGAAAACCCCACTCGTAAGTTACGGTGGGGTTTTAGTCTAGGGGG